GGAGTTTCGAAAATAAAATATTTCTCAGAAATTAAAAGGTGCGAACATAAAATATAATGCGTTCGCACTTTATTTTATTTTTTTATACGCGTTCGCTCGCGACTATTTAACTATAGTTAGTTATGGATCAAATGATGTATTTGTTATGGGATCTATGTTATAAAAACAAGATCCTTGATAACGCAGAAAATTAAAATCTTCTGCTATAGACATTAGATACACTTGTGTTGGTAATGCTCCTGGAAGATCAGCATGTATAAGAACACCAGAAATATCCTTAGGTCTGTCGTAACGATCATATTCATTGTACGCACAAGGTGTATCAAATAAATGAGGACTATAATAAGGTACCTCATATTCAACACCACCATGTACGGTACTTTGAACAATCGTTCCTGAAACGGAAGGTGCCACATTATCTTGAAGCATGCTCGATACAAGACCTTGTGGATTAAAATTTCTGGTCTTGGTATACTTAATGACTAAGTTACCTAAAAAAGGATCACTACGAGATATAATTCTATACCTCATGCCACCACGAACTCCTAAATAGCAATAACGCATGATATTGAAAGTATTTACTCTACCAACATCACCAGTTAATGCTACGCTTTTAGGTATTAATAGAGTATTAGGAGGTGGGTAAACTGGATGTACTACACTATTAGCTGTAATGTGAGCAAGTCGAAAAGCAACTTGATCACGTTTTAGTAATAAACGTAACGATTCAATTTTTTCACCAAAATGTGCAGTAAAAATATTATTATTACTAGGAATGGTCCTATTAATAATAATCTCTTTACCAGATACGTCGATCTTGTTGTCAATTTTTCTTTGCACTTTATTAAGTGGCTCACCCTGTTCATAAGCACTTTCAGCATTCACATTAGAATTTAATGTATTTACTGAATGATCCCAAGGTTCTGCGAACTCCATGTCATCACTATATACATATGTATTGATATACATGGTTGCAGCAACAGTTAATCCAGTGATGTACGTAGCAGTACGAATTGTAATAACTCCTGTACTTTGTCCTCT